AAATTATCTGGATCGTTTATGTACGGTAATGGAACAGTTGTATCAGGCTGACCTGTAGCATTTTTTCTACTATAATTTGGATCTTGATAATAATATCGAAAATAACATTCCCATAGTAATGTTGTTAGTCCTGCTTGATCATCATGAAAAATTAAGTTAATAGGATCGTATCTCATTTGAGTTTGTATAACTTTTTTTCTGTTATATTGATTTTTTGTATCAGTAGCTATGGTATAACCAGGCAAGTCAACAGATTGCACCAACAAATTAAATTCTTTTTTGTTTAATAAAGAAACGGCTGCTGATCCTAATGAAGATAATGCAATCTGGTTAACATCAAAAACAACATGATAAAGAAATTTTACTTTAGGCGTTAGTCGTAGATTGTTACGAACATACAATGCACTAGCGTGTGCAAAATCTCCCATATTACCTTTAGGGTTACCTAATGCACTTGTAAAATTATCAAAGAATCCATTAAACTTACTCATAACGTATTTATCTAATTAATTAACTGCGTACAAAACAAAAAAGGAGCCCTACGGCTCCTTTGTGTGCAATCTCTATTTTATTTATTAGCTGCCGCCACCTGTTGAAAGTGAGCTTGTATTTCTTGCAACAGTAGTTCCAATTCCTGTTCCTACTGGTGTTTGAATTGCATTGTCATACATAATTGTTAATGCAACTGTAACTGGATCACTACTTGAATAAGCAACTGAACCATAATCTACTGTTGTTAAATATGCACCATAGATTTCCCAAGTTTCTAATACATTTGGAGCGTTAACACCGTTGCCACCATCTAAAATTTCTAAACGTGTTGTGAACTTGTAATCAATACCAGATGCTGCACTTGCTTGTTCAAAGAAATCGAATTGTTTCTGTAGTTGTTCGCCAACTAGTTTAGAAACATTTCCGTTTACATCGTCACGCAAGTTGATTGTAACTTCGTTCCAACTGTGCTTACCAGCAATGTTTACTTTACTGTTGTAAACGTGTAGTTCTTGATTTTCAAAACTGATAGTTGGACGACTTGCATCAATAACTTGTTTTGTAAGTTCTTGTGTTTCGTTTGATACACCAAAATTTTCTAGTGTTACTCTAAAACGATATTGTAGCTTTGGCATTAACAAGCCCTGATTGCTTGCACTTGTGTCATTTGCCAAAGGCACTGTAATATTTGTGAGTGTTGAGATTGCCATTAATATAACTCCTATCTAGTAGTATTTATCATTGTAGGATGCTAAATCATTAACACCCTACATATTGATTATAAACCTGCTATTTCTCCAGTGTTTTTCAAGCGTAGTGGAATGTAAATAAATTCTACTGCTTTTACTGGTTCTACAGCAATGTCCACATACAGCTCGTTTCTGTCAATACGTGCCGGTGTGTTGTTTGTTTCATCACATACAACCAAGAAGTCATACAATGCTCTCAAACCTACTAATTCAATCATTAAGCTTTCAACCTGTTGTTTGATCTCATCACGTGTGATTTTGTCATTTGGTTCAAACAAGTATGGTTTTGCCAATTGATTTAACTGACTACGTAGATATACAGTAAGTCTTGCAACGTTTACTCGATCCAATGCACTTGCTGCTCTTGCACGAGTTTTCTGTCCAAATACTACAAGTCCTGCACCTGTCAAGAAGGTAATTGGATTAACATTGTTTTGATACAGTGTATCTCTCTGACCTTCGTTAAGTGCAACACTTACAAACTCGCCTTCACTATTAATATAACCTGTAGCAGTTGCATTGCTTACGCCACCACGTCTTGTACCTGCTGGTGCAAACCATGGATAAGCAACTTGGTCGTTTAGTGCTATTGTGCGTAATACCATATGACTTGCGGGAACAACAACATTGTTGCCTGCGTTGTCACTTGTAAATCCACTTGGATAATATACACCTAGATACTCGTCACTAGTGACAAGTCCGTCGTCGTTGTCTTCTGGTGCAAGTGCTTGGTTTGTTGCCCAGTTATTCAATGATGTTGCATCTGGTGTTAGACGCATTGGTGAGTCGCCAACAACAAATGCTGTTAAGCCTCTATCTGCATTCAAGCTGATCATTTCACCAATTAACTCTGGATATCCAGGAGTTGCAATCAAGTTAAAGATACGTGATTCATCATCGCGAATATCATCATTGCTGTTTACCATTGCTTGTAATGCTTGAACAACAACTTTGCGTTGTGCAATTCTACCAAACGCACCAGAACCATCTGCATTGTTTGCACTTTCTGTTACCCAACGATGTGGATAGTAAGTTGCCATTGATGCATCGCTTTGACGCTCGTTTGTATCTGTTAAATCAATATAATTACGCTCAAAACGTTTTACATTGAAACCACTTCTACGTGTGTTCCATAGTAACATACCTTTTGGATATAGTGCTGGATCTGGACTATCTGGGTCAACATAATCGCTTGTAATCATGTCTTCAATATCGCCTGCGTCATGACTTGTAGCAGTTCCGCCAGTTGTACTCCAACGTGCATCTGCAAATAGAACACCATTTTCAGTGGTTTGATCTGTGTTATCTAGCAATACCCATTTGTTTCCAGTTAATGCACTGTTGTATCTGTAGATTTTTGGGAAGTTTTCTAAATCAGCTGTGCTAATCCAAATATCTCCAGTAACAAGAGCATTTCCATCCGGACGACTGTCGTTATCTGGTTCTGATGCACTGATAATTGGACCTGCTGCACTAGGTGCACTTGCTGGTGTTGCATTATAATATGGTGCTGCTGTGCTTGACAAACCACTTGAACCATCGTACAAATATCCTACCCATTCACTACCATTGTGGATCATTAGATCTACTTCGTCAATAACACTGCTGTACCATAATGCGCCGTCAGCTGCTAATGCAGTTGGTGCAGTTGCACTTGCTGTATAACTCAGGCCTTTCCAAAGAGATGCAGTTAGTTTTTCTGGATCGCTTCCGTTTTCGCCTGGCTGCCAATATAAGTTAGCTGTTGTGCCTGCTACAAAACCTGCGGCTGTTAGTGCATTATCTGTATCTACAATGTCAATTTCACCACCTAGTCTATGTGTAATAGTAACTCTGTTTTGACTGTCAACACTTGCTGAAACATTTACTAAACCTAAGTTATTAATTGCTTCTGCCATTAAATCAGCATCGCCTGCAGCTTCAGTTGCTGTAAATGTTGCTGTAACAGGTGTTGTCATTGTAGCACTACCTTTAATAGATTCACTAACAGTAAATGTTAATGCGCCTGCAGAGAATGTATCTCCGTCAATCTTGCTACTTACAATATTTGTTGCACCTGATGCTGCTCTTACATATACAAAGTAAGATGCCAACTCTGGTGTATCAGCTGCCGCATTGTATTTTACATATAGGGAACCTGCTCCTAGGTTTGCACCGCCGCCTGAATTATCTAACTTTTGGATTGCTGTTGCATTATCACCGTAAATTGGTGCTGATGTTAAGTCCCAAGTTTCTGTTGAACCGTTCCATTTACGAATTTTCCAACTTGCACCTAAGTTTGGCTCTGTTGTTTTGATCCATAAACTTCCTGTTGGTCTTGGATTGCTATCACCTGATTTATATTCAGGCACACTTGTGTGTGGTGCAATTGTAAGTGAAGTATTGTAATATGTACCTGCATCAATGCCAACGTCTGCTAACGGTGTTCCTGTACCGTCAACTAAGACAACAGTATCTTGTCCTGTACCGTCGTTGTAAATTTCCAATTTGTTATCTACAACAGCAGCAGTAATACCTGCTACAGCCTCAGTATTAATATCACCTGCTAAATCACTAAGTGATGTACCTGTTGTTGTTACAGTAGTACCATTTAGTGTAAAGGTTTCACCTGTTCCTGTTGTACCGCCTGAAGTGCTTGTAACTGATGGCCAGCTCTTTTTCCAAGCTGCACTTCCTACTTCTACCCACGCTCCGCTTTTGTTTTTATAATATGTTTTAATTGTTGTAGATGTTGCTCGCACTGCATAATCACCAACTGCACCAACTGACCCTTTTGGTGCACCTGTTGCTGAATTGCCTACAAGTTGTGTTGAATCTGTAATCACAATAGGTTTTTTGTTGCTAAATGTTTGTCCACCTGTTGTTGTGATTGCTGCCGAATTCCATTCTTGAATACCAAATAATGTTGTTGAAGTATCAAACCACCATGTTCCATCTTCTGGATTAGCAGTAGTAGGATTTGCACTTGCTGAAATGCCTGCCAAATCAACATCTGCTCTTACAACATACGCTCTGTTACTTACTCCTAAATATGAATAAGCTGCCTGTAAGCCGTATTCGTTTTGCTCTCCACCGTTTACTGGATTGTTATTTGAATCTGTGTAGAAAGTTGGATCTCCAAATGTTTCTACCAAGTCTCTTTGCGAAGTCATCAAATAAACTTTTCCGCTGTTTGCTTTTGTAGTTCCTGGTGCTATGCCTGTACCTGCTCCATTTAGTTTGTCTTGAGCAGTTGCTACAAAGATAATAGGTGTTGTACCTGGTTCAGCTGGAGTATAAAAACTCTCATCAATTACGCTAACCTGTACACCTGGTGATGTTAAAGCCATGTTATTTCTCCTATGGGTCAAATTCTTTATTACTATTATTTAGCAGATTTGGTGAAATTTGATGGTTTTAAACAAGTAATACACGCATTTTTCTATTGACTTTTTTGTTAAACTAGTCTAGTATAAAATAAAAAGGAATGCATATGGCTATTAACTATAAATTTGACGAAAACAAATATATTGAAGAATTTTCGAAGTACATTGATAAAACCTATGACGGACATTATTCTACAAATAAGTTTCAGTCAACTGAGGTTATAATTGACAGAGGACACGGCACAGGATTTTGTATGGGTAATGTTGACAAGTATGCAAATAGGTATGGCAAAAAAGGCACAGCAGAAGATGCACGTAAAGATCTTATGAAAATATTACATTATGCTTTGATTCAATTGTACGTTCACGACAACGATCTTTGATCTATAATAAACTTGCAAAATTTGTCGCCCCAATGTTTATGTGCTGCCTCTAGTGGATGACTTTGCGGACCACATTTATATCTATTTTGTTTTGACCACTCAGAAAATCCAAGATTATTTTCTGTGTGTATTATGTTTTTTAAATTTAAACGTTTTACCATAGCATCTAAAAAAATATTAGGTTCTCTTTCTAAATCTACATATCTATCAAAGTCGTCAAAAGCTGATGTAAAATAAAATTTTATATTCTGTGAATTTAAATAGCTAATTAGATATTCCATTTGTTGTAAAGGATAATATATAATGTTTGTGACTTCTGCACGTTTCCTATAGAAATCTGTCACTGTTCTTTTGAGATGCTCGTCATATAAAACATTTTTGCGTTGTTCTTTTATACGCTGGTGGAATCCAATGTATCCTTCTGCATCCGAGGGTAAAGAACACCAAAATTTATCTTCGTCATCTGTATAGTATGGAATAGAGTCTTTTGGTAAAATACGAGGGTATTCTCTACGCAAAAGACTTGTCCACATTACTAAAACAACAATTTCTTGTGGCTGGTATGATTTTAACAAATTGTCTATGTGGAATATTACCCTTCTAACACAACTTCCAAAATCACTTCCTGGCATAGCTACATTATCAACTGTTGCATTTGTATATAATTTTCTTTGCACCCAATGTGCCCAAGTAGATTCACCTTTAAATCTAATACATCCCGAAGGAGGCCAGATAGGGCTAAAATCTGCTAGTTCTGCTCCAGCTGTAAAACTACATCCACCGGAAACAACTTTTTTAATATTATCCAATCAAGAATCCATAGCCAGTACCGCCTGCTACTGCCATTTGCAGGTCATTATCTAGTTTTTCCATTTCAGTTTGTGCTTCAGCTTTAAGAGTATCACCATTTAGTGTTGTTCCGCCACCAGGTCCGGCAATTGTGCTAAATTTACTACGTGCTTCACCTAGCATATATTTACAACTTGCAAGTGTATAATCTTTTATCCATTGCACTGCTTTATAATCTTTTAGCAATTGCATATCTGGACGATAGTTATAACAAAACAATAAGACTTCTTCGTCAGCTCTTGGACGTTGTAGTATTGTTAATTTACTAGTAGCCGGATTCCATTTAAATTCCATAAAACTGCCAAACATACGTCCTACTAATTCTTGTTGTTGTGCAAAGAAATCATATGTTGCAAGACCGCCAATACCACTACCTGCTAACAAATATGTATTGGTATATGCAAGGTTAAATGGTTCAAACAAACTGCCGCCGTCAGCACTGCCACCTAACCTACTACCGATACTGCGTCTGTAAATTTTACGTACTTCAATAATTTCCTGCGGCAACTCGTAAACATTTTGATCTTGATTTAATTTAATTGTAACATAACTTTCTTCAACACTGTTTTCACTACGTTGTCTATACTTGGTTAATGCTTTGGTCAATGCTGTCTCATAATGAATAGGATCAAGTTCTACATCAATCATACCTCCGCCTAAAAAAGCGTTTACATAATCAAATATTTCTTGTTTTTGTGTTACTAAATTGCTATCTGCCATGACGTTCTCCAATAGTATTTATCGCATAAATATAACTATGCCACGTATAAGCTTATATAGACCAACAAAAACAAACGATTATGAATTTTTAGATAAAATTATCTATGAACAGTTCACTGTAGGTGGAACCGACCTTTTTATACACAAATATATAGGCACTAAAAATCCAACAGGCGACGACATTACAGAAGAACAACCTGTATATGCAGAACAGGACGTTACAAATATTCAAGACTTACTGTTTCTTGAAAACAGAGATAGAAAATACGACGAAGATGTTTACACATTGCGTGGACATTACAATGTTCAAGATCAAGATTTTGATTTAAGTCAATTTGGTTTATTTTTAAGCAACGATACGTTATTCATGACTATTCATATTAACAGTAGCGTA